ATATAATAATAATAGAAATTAATCTAATATGGCATTAACGGCGGAGAAAATCCATTCAAACTACGAGAAACATCTTAAAATAGTAGATACTTACATAGGTGACCGTAAGGATAAGGTAAAGAAACTAATAGAACACATAGGTGAAACATATATTATGGCACCTGCTAGTTCTAAAACATGGTATCATAGTGCTTTCCCCGGTGGATATGTAGATCATGTTAATAGAGTTATAGAGTATGCTATTAAATCCAAGAGATTATATGAAGAGATGGGCGGTACTATTGACTTTACTGATGAAGAGTTAGTATTTGCTGGTATATTTCATGATTTAGGTAAATTAGGTGATGGAGATACACATAACTATATACCTCAGACTGATAAATGGAGGCAAGATAAGTTACATGAGATGTATACCTTTAACTCAGAGCTACCTTTTATGCTTATTCCGGATAGATCTCTATACATACTACAGAAATTCGACATAAAAGTAAGTCATAACGAATTCTTAGGCATCAGACTACATGATGGAGTGTTCGATAAAGCTAATGAAGCATACTTTTACAGTCATAACCCTAACTCTAGGATGAAAACCAATATAGTTTACGTACTACACATGGCAGACTTCATGGCTTCTAAGGTTGAATACGATATCTGGTTACAATCTACTGGTGGAGCTGCACCAAAAGTACAAAAAACCAAGTCAACTACAGGAAAAAGAGTAAATTCGTCACCTGGCCTAACAAATATGCTAAAAAACTTATAATATGGAACTAAATCCTACTACATTCTACATAATTACCGGTATATTAGTTGCCTTACTGATTATTTCTGCTTATCTTATTAGAAACCTACTAGTAAAAGTCGAAAAATACGAAGATATTACACAAAATCAAGTAAGATACTTACAGAACATATCAAACACTATAGGTGAGTCAAGACAACACTTACAAAATCTCGATGACAAGGGGGTCTTTCAGTCAGATGATGAAGTTGGTGAATTTTTTAACCAAATGAAAGCAGTACAGGAGCAACTAAACGACTATATGCTCCCCCAAAATTATGGCAAGGAAACGAGCGAAAGCTAATTACTTTACAAAAGAGACAGAAGACTACATCAATAAGTACAATACCTCCACAGATCAAGAATACAGGAATAAGATCTTTACAGACCATATCTACATACCTTTTTACAAGCTAGCAGAGAATATTATACATACTTTTAAGTTCTACTATACCGACGTAGACAAAATAGAAGATCTCAAACACGAAATAGTCTCAGTACTACTAGAAGAAAAGATAATGAAGTTTGATGCTACTAATGGTGCTAAAGCATACTCTTACTTTGGAACCATAGTGAAGAGGTGGTTAATTAACTATAATAATAAGAATTATAAGAAACTTAAACAGATAGGTAGCTTTACTGATATAGAAGAATCTTATGAATCTAAACTAGACCTAGACTCTTCCTCAGCTAAATCTTTAGCTACATTTCTTGACGAGTGGATCGCAAGCTGCTATGAAACCTTAGAAGATACTTTCATAAAGAAAGAAGACCAAAAAATAGCAGATGCAGTATTAACTGTATTTCGAACAAGACACGACTTAGATATATTTAGAAAAAAAGCACTTTATATCTATATAAGGGAGATGACAGACTGTGATACCCCTAAGTTAACTAAAGTAGTAACTGTTTTAAAAGAAGACTTCAAAGCTAAGTACCAAAAACTATATGATCTAGGTTATCTTCACAATAAAATTGAATAGGCTATTTATTATAAAACAATATGAGCTTAGACAAAGAAATATTCAAAGGGAAAACACTATCCGACCTCTTTGGAGAAATTTATGATAACTCTAAAGAAACTAAATCACAAGTAAAAGGACTTATTGGTGAACTTAAACCTCTTATAGAGAATATAGGAGACGCTACTCTGCTTGTACCTATGATAAAAGAATATATGGAGATAGGAGTAAAGAATGACGAGCATTTGATTAAGTTAGCCACAGTAATTCAAAGGATAGAAACAGCACAATCAAAAGGAGAAACTGGTGAATTCGATATTTCAGAACTTCAAGATCTAATAGAAGAACAGGAAGAAATAGAAAGACAGGTAGAAGAAGCAGGAAACTCTAAAGAAGACGAAGATGCTTAATTTAGGACTAGGGTTTAATTCTACTCAAGACTACAACCCAGCAGAAAATGGAAGATACTCACCGCCTACATTAGGTAGAGTATATGATATTGTTTTAGATGAAAACCATCCTAGCTACGAAGCTACCAAAACTATAGGTGCTATTCGATATAATTTATTTGACGAAGACAACTTTGAAGAAGAACCTGAAAATTTATATATAGCTTTTCCTCTAGATAGCACAGCTAGAACATATCCGTTAAAAAACGAAATAGTAATAATAAACCCTGGTCCAAGAGAATCTGTAGATAGAAGCGACGGTGAACTTAAAATATATTACTCCACAGTAATTTCAGTATGGAATGCCTCTAATCACAATGCTGCTCCTCCAGATGATGCCAAAAGAACTGATCTCGGAGAAGGTATAGAAGAGCTAGACAAAGTAAACATACTCTACCCTAACCCGGGTGATTACATAATAGACGGTAGATTCGGTAACTCTATTAGATTAGGTGGGTATAAGGGAAATAAAAATACTATTACAGACCAATCTAACGACGGTAAACCTTTTACTATATTAAGTAACGGAAGAGCGTTTAATGGTGATATACTTAAATCAACTGTAGAAGATATAAATAAAGACGACTCAAGTATATATATCACATCTGATCACTTAATACCACTAGACCAAGCACGTACTAAACTTGAATCAAATGTAGATAAAACTATAATTGCTGATAAATATAAAGGAGCTCAAGTACTGATTAACTCTGATAGAATAGTACTGAATGCTAAAAAAGAAGATATACTAATTTCGTCTAATGAAAGTTTAACCGTATCCTCTAAGGATATAGGTATAGATGGAGAAGACTATATAAGTTTAGATGCTAAGAAAATATATCTTGGAGTAGGATCAAAAAATAGAGATACAGAACTAGGATCTGCTGAACCAGTAGTACTTGGACATAGACTAGAAGATTTTTTACAAATATTAGTAGATGAATTAAAAACCTTATCTGGAAAACTTAAATCTGCTAAAACTCAAGATTTTAAATCTATACCTAATCTTAACGGTTACGGAGTTAGCTTAAAATTTACAGCAGATATCCTTCAGGGATATATCAACCCTAATGGTCAATCACCAATTAAATCAAGAAAAACATTTACTGAATAATGCCTCATTCATTTTTAAAATCGATAAAACTTAATCTTGCTCAATATGCCTCTATAGCTCTTGCTTACGCTGAAGGAGTTGCTAGAAGGTATGCAGAAAAAAAGATTTTAGAGATTTTAGATGAATTAAGAGAAAAATGCCCTCCTACTAAGGTACTTAATAGTATGAATAAATCTCTTGATAGAGTAGACACACTAGTGACATCAGCTAATAGAAGAGCATTGAAATTACATAAGCTCGTAAAGTCTTTAAAGATAATTGTAAACATACTTAAAGTACTCATAGATCTATTATCTCACAATCCTATACCAACTACACTAGGTATTCCTCCTGGTCCTGCCGGAGGGGTCATATTTTCACTTCCTCAAGGAGTTGTTCAAAGTCAATCTGCTAAACTTAAATGGGCTACAGAAGCACTAGAAGATATAGAAAACGAAATAGATAATATAGAAGACTTACTTAGAAATTTTAATCTTATCTTCGTACCTTTACAAGCTAAAGTAGCACTTATACGCACTTTACTTAATAGATGTGCAGCAGATCCAAACTTAACAGCTGATCAAAGAGAAGCAATACTTGAAGGTTCAAACATATCATCATCAGAAGAAGAAGAATATAGAGCCCTAAACGGTAAAATATACCTTATAAAAGTGGTAACAGATCCAAACTCTCCTGATATAGCACTACAACGTCAAGCAGTAGCTTACGACAACAGAGGAATCGCAGTTCTTAAAGGCCCTTTATCTTTTGCTGGTGATTCAAAAATACTTATAAAAGAATTAAAATTTAGAATAGACAATCAACTTCCATAAACCAACTATTTATTAATATGAAACTAGATCAATTACGTAAAATAATACGAGAAGAGGTAAGATCTGCCGTCAAGGAAGAGTTACAAGAAATGCTTAACGAAGCAGTAAGAGTAGCTAGTGCTCCTTCGAAAGAATCAAATCTTAACTACCAACCTGTAAAACAAAAAGACCTAAAAAGAACTTGGTCAACAGGTAGAATGAACCCAGGTACAGTACCATTAGAAGAAATGCTTAATATGACTAAACAAGAAATGTCTGGACAAGACTTTAGAAATGTTATTAATGCTGATTCTTCTATGGTTAAGAAACCTAACTTTGCTTCTAATATAGCTTCAGATATGGGGCTAGGACAAAACGCTGGACCTATGCCCGGTATAGATATAAGCAAATTAGATTTTGTAAATAAAGCAAAAGCAATATACGATAAATCAATAGAGAAAGATAGATCAAGAGTTTAATGGCAGTAAGTAGAAAAAAGATCAACCCCTTAGACAGGCAGCCTAGAAAAGCAGTTGGATTAGATATTCCATTTTCTGCTCCTGCTGTGTTTAATTCTACTTTTCAAACTAAAGATGCTTTGAAAGTAAATCTTATAAACTTTCTACTTACTAATAGAGGAGAGAGACCGCTTAATCCTAACTTTGGAGGAGGAATAAGAGAAATGCTATTTGAGAATATAAATCAAGAAAGACTAGATGATATAAAAGAAAACATATCAGCAAGTATTTCAAGATTTTTTCCTAATATAAAACCAACATTAATTAAAGTAGGCTCTGAACCAGATACTAATTTAATTACTTTTTTTATAAGATATGCTATTGCAGATCAAAATATAGAAGACGAAATTTTAATTAACATACAATAATGGCAGTATCAAGAGATATAAAATATGTGAGCAGAGAGTTTAGCGACTTTCGTAGTCAACTTATAGAGTTTGCTAAGAACTACTTCCCAGACTCTTATAATGACTTCTCCCCTACATCACCTGGAATGATGTTTATAGAAATGGCTTCCTACGTAGGTGATGTATTATCTTTTTATCAAGATACTCAACTCCAGGAAACATTTTTAACTCACGCTAAAGATCCAAAAAACCTTTTCAACCTAGCCTATATGATGGGCTATAGACCTAAAGTAACCGGTACATCAGAAGCTACACTTACTGTTACTCAAGCAGTAGATGATGCAGGAGGTCTTCCTGACTTTTCTCAAGCAAAAACAATTCCGGCAAACTTTAGATATGAATCATCAGATGGAAGTAAAACTAGATTTTTTTCTCCTAACGCTGTAAACTTTAATTTTAGTAGCTCATATGACCCTACCGACATCACAGTTACAGGTGTAGACGGGTCTAATCAACCTACTGGGTACTTATTATCTAAAAAAGTTAAAGTAATATCAGGTAAAAGAGAAGTAAAAGATTTTGTAATAGGTTCAGCAGAAAAATTTAAAACTATAACCATATCAGACGATAATATAGTTCAAGTATTAAGTATAGTAGACGGCGATGGAAAAGAGTACGTCGAAGTACCCTTCTTAGGTCAAGATACTGTATTTTTAGATGAGCAAAATAGTTCTTCTGATTCTAACTATGTACCTTTTGTATTAGCACTTAAAAAAGCTCCAAGAAGGTTTGTAACTAGATTTAGATCTAACGGTAATTTAGACATACAATTTGGTGCAGGAACACTATCAGACGACGACTCTGTAATACTTCCAGACGCTACTACGATAGGAAATGTAACTAATCAAGGTTCACTTAACTATAACGGCTCAGGGTCACTTACAACTACCTACGACCCCACTAACTTTACCTATAGTAAGTCCTACGGTATTGCACCCTCAAATACTACGCTTACAGTAACATACCTAAAAGGAGGTGGTATTTCAGCCAACGTACCCGCTAACACTATAACTACAGCTATAGATACTTTACCTACTGGAACATTTACTATCACTAATAGCGAACCTGCTGGTGGCGGTAGAGACGGAGATACAGTTGATGAATTAAGAGAA